ATCATTGAGAAGGTAGGCCTCGGCACACCGATACCTAGCACAGCAGAACTTAGAGCATCCGCTCGTTCGCAGGGTCTTAAAGTATCAAAATAATCATTATCATACTTGTGTAAAAAACCTGTTACCGTTGTTGAATTAAACTGATTTAAGTATTCACCCCAGTACCAAGTGGTATTTGCCAACATTGATTCGTAAAATAGCGAGTCATTATCACTAACTAAATCTTTCGCCATTATTATCGCCTCACGAGACAATTGAGCACCATCACCTTCAAGAAGCATAGGCAAAACAGCCCTACGCAGCCCAAGTTTAGGTAGACTTAGAGTTCTCTCAACTTGTAGCCACCAGTGCGATTCAACAGTCTCCGTTGCTGGTTGAACAAGCCAGTATTTCATAGCAATGGCGGCTGCTTTAAGCTCTTCATACCATTTATGAGTAACAACTAACTTAGTAAGCGTGCTTTTTAAGTCTTTAGTGGTAAAAACAAACTCCGGGATAGCCAAATCCTGTGATTTGGGTCTCAATGCATATATTTTGTCTTCATCACTATGTTTGAAGTCAATATCTTGATCAATCAAAAAGGGTGTGGTGCGTTTATTACCATCCATAGCAATACCTAATATAGCTACTTCTTTCATAGTCATACCGCTACAATTTACATAGTAGCGAGCTTTACCAAAATTGTTGATCGCTTCCTCACTAACTGGCATATCCATGTCATGCACAGCTAGTTTGCCCAGATCATAGGAAGCGCTATGGTGCCATTCTGAAGGGACTTTAAATCTATTATGTAACATGCCGACCACATTGCCGAATGTAACACCAGATTGACTGTGTCCATCATCGTAATCATACATTTTCCAATATTGGACTGAGAACTCGAATCTCTGTTCATGATAAGCCGGATTCGGCACCATCTGACCCGGATTACCTGGCATTTGTGCAGCTGGTAACGCACGTAACCATCTTTTCATTGATTCAAGAATAGTATAAATGTGTTTATCATTATCACTAACTCCCATTCGAAACATGTTATTACGAAGGTAGTTGACAAGATTCACAAAACTAGTATCTTCACTCTCGACACATATAGCACTAACTTCATCAGCAATTAAAGTATAGGTATGGTTGTAGACTTTCATTTTCTCAAAAATCTTTGAGATTTGTATCTTTTGTAATAATACATATAATAAACTCGTAGCATTGTCATAAAAGTCCGAAACAACAGTCGCATTTATAAAATTATTCAACCGTTGTTCCTTTAACTCGGTGGAAGTTACTATTTCCCGCAACCTCTTAGATATAGCAGCCGGATTAGGTACACCGACATCATTTAGGTAATGTGGGTTCATACCATAATGGGAATGCATGGAGAAGTCCAGTCTAATTTTTGATTCTCTGCCATATACAGTTCCTTGGGATATTACTTTCGTTTGTCTTCTATCCTTGTAACTCTCACCAAGTGTGGCGTATACAGCATCTTTTATTTCCTGACTTTTCTTGAAACTGTCTGGATCTAACATACAGTCTCTTTTTTCATCAGCTGAGGCAGGTTTTGTAGCTTGTTTAACGACACTAGCTATGTCTAAATGAAGTACAGAGCGGATGTAAACAAGTCCGTTCTTGAGGGTGTCAATAGTACCATTGACATCGAGGTGGTTTTTAAGGTAATCCATTTTGTGTGTGTGTGTGTGTGTGGGTGGTGAATTTTCTATCAATATCGGGATTTATA